CAACAAGAATATGAAACAAGAAATAAAGACAAAGACAGCCGAAGATCGTGTAACATTGTTACTACGCTCAATGGACCGCTTAGAACAGACCCGCGATATTGCTGACAAACTGAATTCCTTGCTACCCCATGAAAATGGGCATCGCAGTGAATTGGATCACGAAATCGAAGAGATGTATGCTGCTGTAGGCATTATTGCCGAAGTAACGACACCAAACGATAATCGGAAACCTTGGACAACTTACCCTCAGCTTGCTGAGGCTAAGAAGAACCTGTTTAATCAGCAGAAAGTGTTTCTGCGCTATGCTATTCTTAAAGAACTTGGGTTTTCCCAAGTTCCTTCTGAACTGTCATCTTAGTTTCTATCTAATATTCTTTAGGACCTCATTTTTAATATAGGGCACGACGCCCTCTACTAACCTCAACCACACCCTTGAAAGGGGGGCAGTTGTCGATTGTATGAAAATACAACCACAGTTAGAGAGAGGAGCTAGGCATAGGTTAGTTGCCATTGGTTTACCACACCAAATGATTGACCCGTTTGTTCGGGGTTTCATGAGATTGGTTTCCAATAACGGACCTGAATGGGCATGCTCAAGGCTGAAAGGCCTTAAAGTAGACTTCATTCGCTATAAAGCATCACAAGATATTCAGTCAAAATGGGTTCGAAAGAACCGAATTGGACTTCCATATGGTGTGATAGGTTCGATGATGAGATGGGCAGTTAAAGCTCCCAATGTTAATGTGTCTCGAAAGAGATTCAACATTGTCTTGCAGTCACTGAACATCTACACGTTATTTATTTCAGAAGCTGTAACTTTGTTACAGTTCGAGAAATTCATAACGGGTGTTAATTCCACAATAGGAGATGTCCTTACGGACACCTTACTAGGTGATTTTAACAATCACGTGAGGAGTGTAATTACTCCTCAGCAAGTTAAACGCGGTGGTAATTCTCTTTTGACTTACCAAGGTTCCACTGAAAAGTGGGCACCGAGGTTCTTCTCAGAGAAACGAGTAAGGCAATCCGATGATATTGGAGCAGAAATGCTCTATGACACAGGAATGCGTAGCCGTTTGTTTTCCGTCAAATACGCCGAGCTTTATGCTCCCGTAAAAGAAGGAATACTCTACCCACGCAATAGACCGACTAATGTTGATCCTTCAGCAGAACCGTACGGAGGTGAAGTTCACTTCCTTCAGGAGCCTGGAATGAAGATGCGAGCAATCGCTTCTCCCTACAGGATCCACCAATTGGCTATGAAGCCTTTTGGAGACTCGATTTACCGAGTCGTACGTACTCTCCCTTGGGATTGTACATTTGATCAGTCCAAAGCTATACCTGGGATTCAAAAATCCTTGTCGGATGGTAAAATAGTGTATTCCATTGATCTATCTGGTGCAACTGATTATTTCCCATTAGGGTTACAATTAGAAGCACTTCGAGCGATCTTTGGTGACATCAAAGACATTCAACTCTTTGAACAGCTCTCTCGTATGAGGTATAAATCCTCTCGAGGTGACATTCAATGGAAACGTGGTCAACCGCTGGGTTTGTACCCTAGCTTTGGCGCGTTTACGTTAACTCACGGATTGTTGCTTTCCTTTTTGTTGGGAAGGCAGTACAATGGCGAGTTTTACGTGGTTGGTGACGATGTTGTTATCTTAGATGATACCTTATACAAAAAGTATATCGAGTTTCTCGATGTTACTGGATGTCCTTGGTCATCTTCGAAGAGTATCAACTCCAATAAACTCTCTGAGTTTGCTGGTAAGTTGGTTACGTCTGACACTGTTATACCCTCTTATAAATGGCGGAAGATCTCTAACGAGAACTTCTTAGACATTTGTAAGAATCTTGGCCCTAAATCTGCAGTGCTTTTGACAAAGGCACAGAAGAGGGTGTTTGACATAGTCAAACACCTTTTGGAACCAACCGGGCTAAACATGTCATATCCAGGATCTAACCTGGAAGACATGTATAAGTTTACGGATTGGTTTCTGCGTAAGTGTGAAAAACATGCAATGAGGTCACTTGTTGATCTCACTCATGTGATACATAGGAATTCCTATGGATCTCATACGCAACTTGAACTTGATCCTACTAAGATCAAATCCATGGTGCTAACCTTCGACGAGAAGGTTTATAACGTATTCAAGCAGACTATATTCCATAAGGCGAAAGCCCTTTGGCATATGGTAGCTGAAATACCCCGGGCTCTTGGTGTTGAACCAAGATTACCCACTGCAGAATACTCACCCTCACGGGTTTGTACTTTGCTTCGGTATGAGAG